TGAAGTCAGTAGAGGCAGATAAATAATGAAGCTATCTTCAGTTATAAAAGAGGATGATGACAACAACATTGAATACCTAATAAGTAAGTATGTTGAACTTGCTAATAGTGGCGGTTCAGACAAAGCACTACAAAAGTGGTTATCAATGATTAGTGTAAGATTGGCCTCTCTCGGCGCTGGTCAAGGAGCTATAAAGAAAATAGTTGCTTCTATAAAAGGTGCATCAGATCAGAAAGGCGTTGATAAGATTGTTGCAAAGTATGGTCTTTACAATGACTATCCCGATACATTTGTTGCAGAGATGAGTCTATTTGGTGCATTATCTGAGGATGTTGAAGAAGATGTTAGAAAATACAAAGTGGTGTTGTCAATTCCATTTACAACAGAAAAAAATAGAAAAGATAAAATTGATGAGTTGAAGTTTCATTTTGCTCTTAAAAATATTAAAATAGATAAGCTCACACCTGTAAAGGTAGCTGAGATAGGTTCAGGCGTTTTAGACTATCAAGTTGTCGCCTTTATAAACACAACAATGTCTCGTAATGAATTGGAACATGAGTTAGAACCAGAGTATAAAATAAATAAACTTGAACGTCTAAACCCACCAAAAGATGATGATGGGTTGGATGAAGCAAAAAGGATTCCAAGAAAAAAAGGACAACACAGACAATCATCTAGTCATAGTGATTTGTATACAGATGAAAACCCTAAAGGAACAATCAAGGGTTTAAAGTTTGCTACAGTAAAAGATGCCGAAGCATCTGTTAGAAAAATAAAAGGTAGTGGTAAGTCACACGCTCATAAAATACAAGCAGCAGTTGCAATGGAACAAAGAGCAAGAGAGATGGGTAAGAAGTCAGCTGCTGGTGTCTATCGTTCTTTCATCAATGCGATGAAAAAGAAAACAAAGAAGAAGAACGAAGGTTGGAGTCAAAAGTATAAGAGAAGTATTGATTGTAATAATCCAAAAGGATTTAGCCAGAAGGCGCATTGTGCAGGAAGAAAGAAAAGGTCATAAAAAATAGGAGTTAATATATGCCCCTAACTACACAAGAAGGTATCGGTTTAGGTGTAGGTATTTTGAATGTGTGGCATGAACACGTAAACGCTCACACACTAAGGCAGATGAACATTGCCGTAAATCAATATGTGGATGATAGGGTGGTTGCATATATTATAAAAGAATCAGAACAACTTAGTATAAGAGTTACAAATTTAGAAGACTATAAAAAAAGAAGTAACATTATAACTGACCTTGATTCAGAGATGGATAACAAATAATATGCCTATAAGTAGTAGAAACAAAAGTTTACTCCAAGAAGGAATGGTTAATAGAAAAATTGTCCGTATCCGATATAAGAAGGAAGACAAAGAGTTCAAGAAACCAAAACCATATGGTAGAACTGAACGAGGCGATACAGTTGTTAGAAATTTAGAACCTTACGAAATAGATGATAAGTATTTTTGGGGTTATGATGTAACACTAGCTGTAAGAAATAATGATACAATAAAAAGATTTAAATTAGATAATATAAGAAGTGTAACGGTTATAAACAGAAATTTCTCACCAAGAACTTTTTCATAGTGAAATAGAATGACAGAAGAAGAACTAAAAGAATACATTAAGTGTAGGAAAGACCCTATCTACTTTTTCAAAACTTATGGCAGAGTTAGACACCCAAAGAAGGGACTAATGCCATTTGAACTTTATGACTTCCAAGAAGAAACACTCAATGAGTTTTTAGACAAATCATACAATGTCATTCTGAAAGCCAGACAATTAGGTATTAGTACTTTGTGTGCTGCCTATGCCGCATGGATGGCTAACTTCTTCAAAGACAAAGAAATTTTTATTCTTGCTACAAAGAGAGATACAGCAACGAACTTAGTTGATAAAGTAAGAGTGTTCTTAGAAGAAGTGCCAGACTTTTTGAAAAGTGGTTTACTAGTTGACAATAGACAAAGTATTGAATTAGAAAATGGTAGTAAGATAAAGGCTGGTGCTACAGGTTCAAACTCAAAAGATGCTGCTCGTTCAGAGGCACTTAGTTTATTGATTATTGATGAGGCAGCTTTTATCAAAGGTATGGATACAATTTGGGTTGCTGCTCAACCTACACTATCTACTGGTGGTGATTGTATTGTGTTGTCTTCACCAAACGGTATTGGTAATTGGTTTCACAAAACATACATTGAGGCAGAAGCAGGGACAACAGAAAAAGTTGGTAATGCTACAATCTCATTCAATCCAATAAGACTGCCATGGAATCTTCACCCCGACAGAGATGCTGAGTGGGGTAGATTAGAAAAAAGAAAAATAGGTGAACAAGCATTTGCACAGGAACACGATTGTGACTTTCTACAATCGGGTAACAATGTTGTGAGTGTAAAAGCATTACAATGGTATGAAGAACACCCCACCGAAGAAGAACCCGCTGACGATGGTTACAGACCATTTGTAAGAGAACCCGAAGAAAAGACTTGGGTTGATAAAGGTTTATGGATTTGGAAATATCCCGACTACACAAAAGAATATTTGATTTCTGCGGACGTTGCCCGTGGCGATGGAAAAGATTATTCTGCCTTTCATGTTATAGACATAGAGAACTATGAACAAGTTGCAGAATATAAGGGTAAAGTAAATACGGATGCGTATTCTCATCTTATACACAATACTGCTGTTCAATATAACAACGCTTACATTGTAGTTGAAAATGCCTCTATGGGTCACCATGTTGTTATGAAAATATTAGAGATGGAATATAAGAATATGTATTGGACAGTAAAAGACTTAACAAAAATACATGAAAGTAACGCTAACCAATTACAGTATGATATTTACAATGTGCCAAAAAATGCGGTGCCTGGCTTTACTATGAGTATGAAGAGCAGACCAGCGTGTATTGCACGGATGGAAGAAGACTTACGAACACATGATTTTACTTTACATTCAAAGAGAACCATTGCTGAGTTAGAGACATTTGTATTTCATAATGGAAAACCAGAAGCACTGTCAAGTTATAATGATGACTTAGTTATGTCTTTGTCAATGGGAATGTATGTAAGAAACACAACTTTGAAATTTAATTCACAAAACGAAGAGGTGACGAAAGAAATGCTTTCGGGCCTCAATTTTAATAATACACCTTTTGAATATGGTGTTTATGGAAATCAAAATAATAAAAATGATGGTGAATACACATTTGATGTCGGCAACGGTCAGAAAGAGAGTATGCGATGGCTGATATAAACGGATGGCAACAGTATCAAAAATTAGTCATTGATAAATTGGACTCCCATGATTCTGATTTTAAAACAATAGAAGATAAACTCACAAGTATTCAAGTAGAGATAGCCACCTTAAAAGTAAAAGCAAGTATTTGGGGTGGTCTTGCAGGTTTAGTTCCTGTAGTATTAGGTATAGTTTTATTTTTCTCACAACAAGGATAGTGAATAATGGCAGATAGGTTTGACATACTGAGAAGATTGCTACGTGGTGGTTCTGCACAGTATAAAGTCCCAACAGAACGGCCAGGCAGTAATGCACAGAAAAGAGCCTTTGATAGTTTTCAGAAAGCATCTCAAAGTCTTTACGGTGAAGGATTAGTAGGTGGCGGTGATCGTATTGACAGAATAAGAGACTACGAAGAGATGGACCACTATCCAGAGATTACAAGAGCGTTGGACATTTATGCTGACGATAGTACAACCTATTCTGAAAATGGCAAGAGTGTAGAAATAGTTTCAGACGATGATAAGATAGTAGGGGAGTTAGAAGAATTGTTCTACCAGAGGATGGACATTGATTTCCACCTGTGGACTTGGATAAGAAATATGTGTAAGTATGGTGACCACTTTAACCTACTAGACATTGTAAATAAAGAAGGCGTTCTTGGATGTATCGCTCTACCAGTTGGTGAGATAGAAAGAGAAGAAGGATACAATAATGACCCGAACAGTTTACGATTCAAGTGGCTAACACAAGGTAATACTGTATTTGAAAACTATCAAGTATCACACCTAAGAATACTTGGTGATGATAGGTTCCTACCTTATGGTCGTTCAGTATTAGATTCATCACGTAAAGTTTGGAAACAACTATTGATGGCTGAAGATGCCATGTTGATTTATAGAATTAGTAGAGCACCAGAACGTAGAGTGTTTTATGTTGATGTAGGAAACATTCCTCCCAAAGATGTTGAAAACTACATGCAACAAGCAAGAGACAAACTAAAAAGATTGCCCAATGTAACTGAAGCAAATGGAAAAGTTGATTTACGTTACAATCCAGAATCAATACTTGAAGACTTCTTTATTCCCGTTCGTGGTGACAGAGGAAGTAGAATTGAAACATTGCCTGGCGGTGAGAACGCTGCTGCTATTGAAGACATTCAGTATCTACAAAATAAACTATTTATTTCTTTGGGTGTTCCTAAGTCATACCTTACAGCAGAAGAAGACTTGAGTGGTAAGTCAACACTAGCACAAGAAGATATTAAGTTTGCTCGGACAATACAAAGAATACAAAAAATTATTATTAGTGAGTTAGCTAAGATAAGTTTGATACACTTGTATCTAAGAGGTTATGATGAAGCATCTATCTATAACTTTGATTTGAAACTAACTAACCCATCTACAGTTACAGAAATGATGCAACTTGATTTGATGGATAAAAGATTTGGTGCAGCCAGAGACATTGCTGATTCAGAGTTGATTTCTAATGAGTATGTTCAGAAGTCCATACTTAAACTTTCTGATAGTGAGATTGCTAACATAAAGGTTGATAGACAAAGAGAAGCATCAGAGAAGTTTATTGTTGACCAACTTGAACAAGGTGAAAGTGCAGTAGGTGGAGGCGAAGAAGGTCAACCACCAGCACCACCAGCTAGTAACGAAGACGATGACAATAGTAGTAATGAAACAAAAGTTCAGAAGAGAAATAAATCAAGAGAGATTGCTAAGGATATGATGCCTTACGACCCAACAGGAACAAGAGAATTGCCTGGCTATCCAAAAGATTATACCTATAATGAAACAGGTATAACTAGTAAGGGTAAACAGAAGAAACAAAGACCAGATATATTAGATAAAACTATTTCAGATATTATGAAGTTCAATACTGAATCAAATAGTATGTTAGAGTCGCTAAAAGAGGACAAAAACGAAGAAAAGTTAGACAATTCTACACTAAAAGGTATCGTAAGTAACCTTTAGTAATCCTTTTTTATATTTATTTTAGTAAACTATATCATTTTTATAATTTGGGGCTAATAATGAAACACAATAAACAGAAAAATGTGGGCATAATGTTTGAGATTTTGAGCCACGCTGTTTTGCGGGAAGTTTCGGAAAAAAGAAACCGTAGAGCAGCAAGATTGTATGCTCTAATCAAAGAAAACTTTCTGAAAGACACAGAAATCTCAAAAGCCTATAAGATTTATTCACAGTTTATTCATAGTGAAGCAAGAAATGTCTACTCGGCTAATTTATTTATTCAAAATCTCATAAAAGAATATGTAGTGAATGTAGATAAAAAGAAGTTGGATGCCGAGTT